TAAAAAGAAAAAGAAATCTTTATATCCAATATTAGACCCAGCAAAATAAAATATGTATAATTCTATTCGTTTAGCAAAAATTATAAAATTAGAATATGTTGGGGAGCTTGGAAGGATTAGAGTTCAGTTTCAAGATCCTAATGCCTTAGATATAGAGGAAGGAGTGTTGATTTATCTTACAGGTGATAATGCTTGCCCAGATGTTGGAGACCAATGTGTAGTTTTAGGAATTGGTGATAATTATGGAATGAATTATGTATTTCCTTATGATTTAGATAATGCCCCATTAATTGAAGAAGGAGAGAAAATTCTCTATGGAGCAAAAGGAAATAAGGTTTATTTTAAAAATGATGGCTCAATTATTATTGAGGCTACTAATGAAAAAAATATAATAGTCACGACTCCACAAGTTGATTTTAGCAAAGATATAAATCTTGCTGGAGTTTTAAAAATAGATAATATTAAAGTGGTTGGTAATCAAGGTGCAGCAGTTGCTGATCCGACTGGTGGTAGTGTAATTGATGCGGAGGCTAGAACTGCAATTATTGCTTTAAAAGCTAGATTACAAGCTCACGGATTAATAGCGTAGCAGAAACCAAAAAACTACTAAAAGAAACTGCTACGCCTAACATTAGTTATAATATATTCTATTTTTATGTCAATTAAAGATTTAAAATTACACCAAGATGCAAATGAAAATTGGGATATTTCCTTTGTTAACGGAGATTTTGCGTTAACTGAAAGTTTAGAAACTTCTTTTTTGATAACAATTTTTTGCCAAAAAAGAGATGATACTATTGAAGATCCAAGATCAAGAGGTGGATGGATTGGTAATGAATTAAATAATGATGGATTTGAACAGGGTTCTTTGCTTTGGACGCTTTATCAAAGTAATTTAGACCAAGATAATATTAATATTTGCGAAAATTTATTAGAAGATGCTTTTAATTGGTATATAGAAAAAGGCATTGCAAAAGAAATTAATATCAATGTGCAAAAAACACTTGACAAAGAAGGGCTTACTGCGACAATTACCGCCATAAGAAATGATAACACAGAATTTGTGCAATATTATGACTTATGGATTAATACCATAAATAACACATAGCTTCACCACAGCGAATGGCATTTAATTTACCTTCTGATAGGAAGGAAGTATATAACAGAATAGTATCAGACTTTACCGCACAGATACCTGATAGCGGAGCGTTTTTGCCTGCCTCATATGTATCGTCAATTCTTAAATCGTTAGCAAATAGAGTTTTTGACAATTATCAGAAAATAAATCTGATGATTAAAGAGTTTTTTATTCAAACTGCTAGTGCAGCCTATATACCTAGATGGGGTGATGTTTATGGTATAACAAGAAATCCACCAGTTGGCTCTTCTGGCAATATAGTTTTAACAGGAACTGCGGCTACTTTAATTCCTGTTGGCACTACTTTGCAAAGTGCTTCTGGCATTTCCTACACTACTCAAGCAGACACAACTATCTCACTAAATACAGTATCTATTGCCTCTATGTCTAGGACTGGAGCAACTGTTAGTGTAAATTTCTCATCTACTCATAATTTAGCTAGTGGTATTACTGTTTCCATTACTGGTGCTACACCATCTGATTTTAATGCTACAAATGTCAGAATAACCGTTACTACTGCAAATCAATTTCAATTCACCCAAGCTGGAACTGCTGGTTCGCCAACTGGAACTCTAATAGCACAATGGACTACTGCTGTTGCTCAAGTTAATTCTAATACACAAGGAGCTAATACTAATATTACCGCTGGCGGTGTTCTTACTTTGTCTAGCCCTATTTCTGGTGCTAATAACAGTGCCTTTATAGACCTAAATGAAATTTCTGGTGGAACAGACCAAGAGAGTGCGGACTCTTATAGAGCAAGAGTTTTATTTCGTATTCAATTCCCTTTTTCATTTTTTAATAAAAATGCTATTATTGGGCAAGCAAAACAAATTGCAGGCGTTACTAGAGTTTGGGTGTTTTCCCCTGATTCTACTTCTGCAGGGATTTCTATTTCAAGCATAACTAGAAATGGGCAAATCGCCACTGCTATCTCTACTGCTCACGGACTTGTCAGCGGAAATTATATCACTGTTTTTGGTGCTACACAATCTGAATATAATGTTGTAAGAAAGCAAGTCGTTGTTATTGATGCCAATACTTTTGCTTATGTTGTTAGTGGAAGCCCTGCTACACCTGCAACAGGCACCATTACCGCCTCTTATTCTTATGTTGAATTAGGGCAAGTTAGAGTATTATTTGCTCGTGATAACGATACCTCAATTATTCCCTCTTCTACCGAAGTTAATGCTGTTAAAGATAAACTGCTAGAAATCAAACCAGCTCATATTGGTGATGGAGACATTATAGTTTCTGCACCCATTGCTATTCCAGTTAATATTACATTTTCTACTCTTAGCCCTAACACAACGGCTATGCAAACTGCCATTACAAATTCCCTAACTGATTTCTTTAAGATTTCTAACAATGTTGGGCAAAATATTACACTAGCTGATTTGAATGGATTAATTAGTAGAACTATAGATGGAAATGGTAATGTGCCTATTTATACATTATCTTCGCCATCAGTAGATACTGCTATTGGATTAAATAAAATTGGCACTCTTGGAACAATAACTTTTGTATAAATGCCTAATTTTCAAGCACATACAGTTAATGAACACCAACAAGCATTAGGGCAATATTTCCTTAATGATCGTTTAGGCACGAATAAAAACATTATAGGCTCAAACCTATATAAAATGTTTATGGGTTTAGCTGGTGAGTTCCAAAGGGTTGATGCTTTATTTCAAAGTGTTTGGGATGGAGCTAATATCCTTACTACTCAAGATTTAAATTATATTGAGTTATGGGAAGGTGCAGTTGGCATTCCCAATTCTTATTTTACTCAAACTACTTCTTTATTGCTTGATGATAGAAAACAGCAGATTTTGATTCAATTAAAAAGTTTGGGAGTTTTAACCGAGCAAGATTTTATAGATTTAGCGACTCTTTTGGGATATACAATTACTATTCAGCAAGGTATTAACGCTCTATATCCTCCTTATTCAGTTCCACATCTGCCTTTGGGAAATGAAAAGGAAGCTAGATTTATAATGATAATTAATGGATTAGGAGGAACTTTAGAGGATTATCCCCCTTATGATGTGCCTCACTTTCCACGCAATCCAGGCTCACAATTACAAACTTTATTTAATATTTTAAAACCTTCTAACATAATTATACTTTACGCATAATGGCAAACAAAACTAGCACATTTACAAATAATCTACCACCAGCAGTAGATGCTACTTGGTATAATATCAATCAAACAGAGATGAATAATCTTATCACTGGTAGTGGATTAACAGTTGATAATACTGGAGCAATCAATACTCAGCAACAACAATCAGCTTCCAGATTCGCTGCCAACAACTTCTACATAGATAGTGGAGCGGCTGATGCTTATGTTTTAACCCTAGCGGCATCTTTTACTAATCCAGTTAGTGCAACAGTAGGTTATTTTGTTGGAATGACAATCCGCTTTAGAGCAGGAAATGCAGGAACTGGAGGAGCAGCAACAGTGAATGTGAATCAAGCTGGAGTTAAAAGCCTTAAAGAAGGAGATGGAACTACTAATCCAACATCTATCCCGACTACCATAGATACCGAGTGGAGATATGATGGAACTGTTTTTAGAAAAGTCAATCTAGTTGTAGCTGCCACAGAATCAGTAGCGGGAATTACACTACTTCCAAAGCCAATCACTATTGCAAATAATGCAACTGATGCAAACAACGATATAGATTTTAACGCAGGAGTTTTTCAATTTTCTGATGGTTCTGGTAGAGCTGTGGCAACAACCGCACTAACAAAGAGACTGGATGCTTCTTGGGTTGCTGGTACTAATCAAGGTGGTTTATTCACTGGAGCAAAAGCTAACTCAACTTGGTATCACTGCTTTGCGATTTATAATCCAACAAGCGGGTTAACAGATTGTGGTTTTGACACAAGCGTTACTGCGGCAAATATACCCTCTGGCTACACAAAATACAAAAGAGTTGGAAGTATTAGAACTAATGGAAGTGGAAATATTTTAGCATTTACTCAAATTGGGACGAGATTTGAATTTGTGGATTCCATTAATGATATAGTTGCTGCATCTGTAACAGTTAATACACCAACTCTAAGAACAATAAGCAGTCCGTTAGGATTAAAAACAGTAGCTTTTGGAGAAGCTGGATTGTTTCTTTCTTCGTCTGGAGCCGCTAATCTGTCTATATACAGTCCAGCTACCACTAGAACTGCTAGCAATGCAGGTTCGGCTTGTGCAAGCAACGCAGTTACTGAAGGACAAGCACCTTTTTCTGTTTTAACAAATACTTCATCACAAATTAATACTTTTGCGAGATACGCATCATTAACGCCTACAATGACTCTTTATATCTCTACTTTTGGATTTATCGATTTAACTTTATAAATAAAATATATGTTCCTAAAAAATATAATTACAAATGACATAGGGCAATTCGCTAATCATCAAGGTGAAGGTTGGGTTGCATTAACCGAAAGCGAAGTTTTAGCTTATGAATTACAAGAAGCTAAAACCGCTAAAATAACTCAACTAAACATTAATAGAGATGCCGCAAATCTTACTCCTACTCGTGACACTAAGGCAAGAGAAGTAATAGTTATAGATGGTGAGAGTGATAAGCTTGGTAATGAATTTTATTTTCTTTTTAGGGTTACAAATACAAATAATCCAGCAAGTAATCCAGCAACAATTCTTAATACGGCTATACGAAAAGGTGCTGATAATCCAAATTATTATTTAAGATATTCTGGCATTATTATTGATGGTGATACGACTAGAAAAGGTTATGTTGGTATTACGGGCGGAATTGCAAATTTATTATCAGACCACTTAGAATCAAGAAACTTAGCAAATATTGACTACGCTAATAATATTGAGAAAAAAATCAACGCCTGCACTACCCTAGAGGAACTTAACGCAATTAACATAGAATTCTAATGGCAGATAATATTGCTATCTACAACGCAAATGTTAAACAAGGGGCAACTTTCAACCAGGTTATAACTTGGTTTGGTTCAAATGGTGTTGCAACAAATCTAACTGGCGCTACTGCCATAATGAAAGTTAAAACTTCTAAATGTGATGAGGATTGTGTTCAAGAGATTACAGAACTTACCACCGAGAATAGTAGAATTACTTTAGGTGGGGCTTTAGGAACTATCACTTTACTAATCACTGCCGCTGATACCCTTACTCTTCCTGTTGGGCAATATTACTATGATTTATTCATAAATTTTGGAGCTGCTAGCTATTGTAAATTGAAAGGCACTTTCACTGTGGAGGGTAGTATTTCTAAATGACTATCCAAATAATAGAAGTCAGGGATAAAATTATTATCAATGAAGAGAATAATACTATCCAAATCATAGAGCAACCAAACAAGATTGTTATTAGTGATGTTGGAGTTCAAGGACCAAAAGGCGATTCTGGTGCTGGCATAGCCTCTATTAATGGATTAACAAACTTAAATCAATCCATAGTAATTGGAGCTTCAGAAAATGATATTAATATTGTTTCTGCTACAAATATTCACACAATTAATATTCCAACTGCCTCTGCAACTAAACGAGGGGCTTTATCTTCTGCAAATTGGCAAACTTTTAATTCTAAACAAAACGCTTTAGGTTTTACTCCCGAAGATGTTGCAAATAAAGAAAATACAACTCTTGATACCTCAACAACAAAATATCCAACAAATAATCTAGTTAAGACCACAATTGATTTAAAAGTTGACAAAGAAGCTGGAAAAAGTTTATCTACGAACGATTACACTAATTTAGAAAAAAGCAAACTTGCTGGGATTCAAAATGGGGCAACTCAAAACCAAACAGATGCCTATTTGTTGGATAGAACTAATCACACAGGAGCACAAGCGATAAGCACTGTTAGCGGATTACAAACTGCACTAGATGATAAAGCTGATGAATTAGATTTGCAAAATCATATTGGCAATACAAATAATCCTCACGCAACCACAAAAACACAAATTGGATTATCAAACGCTGATAATACAAGTGATTTATCAAAACCAATTTCTACTGCCACACAAACTGCACTAGATAACAAAGTTGATAAAATAGGAATTATTGGTGCTTCTTTAGGTTCTGCTTCAAAAACGCCTTCTATTACACATAACGCTCAAGGGCAAATTACCTTTGCTAGTGAACAAAACATTCAAATTGCACAATCCCAAGTTAACAATCTTACAACTGATTTAAGCACTAAATTAAATAATGCTTTGCTTAATAGTAAAATCTTTGTTGGAAATGCTTCTAATGTTGCAGAAGCTCAATCTGTTGGCGGTGATGCCACAATTACTAATACTGGAGTTTTAACAGTTGGTAATGGAGCGGTAATAAGCAAAGTTCTTTCTGGCTTAAATATTGCTGGCGGCACAGTTAATTCAACCGACTCAATTCTTATTGCTTTTGGAAAACTTCAAAACCAGCTTAACGGGGTTGTAGTTAGTAATGTTTCGTCCGTAAATGGCTTTACTGGGGCTGTGAATCTTACTACCACCAATATTCCTGAGGGAACTAATAAAAAATATGTTAGCGATGCTCAGTTAGTAGTTTTGGGTAATACTTCAAACACAAACACAGGTGATAATACGGTAGGAAGTGGTCTTGCTTTAGTTGGCAACACATTGTCTATTCCAGCCGATGCAATTACTCCTAACCAAATTGCTAAAATCAAAGCGAATAGTGCTTTGGCAAATTTAAACAATGCTACTGATAATGCAATTGCTACTGATGTAGTTGATGTTGTTGGTAGTGGCGTTATAACTGTAGTAAATGGAGCAAAATCTGTTTTTGGAATTGCAGGTTATAATTTGACAATAAGTATTCCGTCAGCGACAAACAGCGTTGATGGTTATTTAGCAGCTACAGACAGAACTCTATTTAATAATAAATTTGGCAATCAAGCTAATCAATTTACTGCATTAACAGCAAAATCTACTCTTGTTGATAATGATGTTTTGGTTCTAGAAGATAGTGCGGCGGCTGCTTACACTAAGAAAAAAACATTATTGTCTGATGTGTGGACATATACATCCACCAAGACAGGAACATTCACCAACAAAACCCTTTCTGATTCAACGACATTTTTTGGCAATGTTTCAGATGTAAGTAAAAAATTAATCTTTAGTCTTGGTGGAGCGGTAACCGCTAAAACATT